TGGTGGCGTTGGGTCATCAAACGGAAGCGTCATCGGTGGAACCACGGGATATGGAGGTGGTGCGCCGTCAAGGGCAGGCGCGAGATACCTTAACCCAGACGCAGGCTATGCTGGTTTAGCTGGCGATCATGGCGCAGTAAGGATTATATGGCCCGGGCAGAGTAGGCAATACCCATCCACAAACACGGTGTAAAATAGGGCATCACAAGAGAGATTACACATGGCTACGACAACAAATTTTAGCTTTGACCTACCATCTATTGGTGGCGATGCAAACGCATGGGGTACGAAGCTAAACAGCAACTGGACATCGCTAGATACCATCCTTAATGGTGGCGGCGCGGATATCAATATCGACGGCATTACGGCTGACGCATTGACGCTAACTGCTGTTGTTTCTCTTGATATTAGCGGCTCAATTACGGAAGAGGTTTATAGTGCTGGCGCATCAGGCACGGTTGATGTGTCTGCATCAAATGGCACTATCCAAACAATTGCCATGACCGGCAACGTGACGATTACCGACAGCTTATCTGCGGGGCAGTTTGTTACCTTGCAGATATCATCCGTAGGATCTGACACGGTAACGTGGCCTACCATGAAGTGGGTTTATGGCAGCGCGCCAACTCTTCACGCAACGAATGACAACTGGGTGCAGTTGTGGAAAGTTGGTTCTCAGCTTTACGGGTCATTTGTTGGATTCACCGCCTAATGCCGCTTGTCAAGGTTGACATACCAGCCGGGATCTATAATCACGGCAACGAGCTAGACTCCAAGGGAAGGTGGCTAGACTCTAGCCTTGTACGCTGGACTAATAACTCCGCACAGCCTGTTGGCGGCTGGGTGTATTTTGCTGACGTTGAGCAACTAATCACCAATGGCGACTTTACCGATGCAACCGGATGGTCTGTAACGCTTGCCAGCGGAACGGGGACGATCAGCCAAAATACCACTGATGGAGAGATAACCTTTGATATCAATGGTACTGGCGAGGTGTTTCGAGATGCCTCTGCATCCTTAGAAGCCGGTACAACATATTTTGTTGAGATTACTATTGAGTCATTGGTTTCTGGAACCATTCTGCCAAAGCTGGACGGTGTTTCTGGAACCGCGATTACAACAGCGGATGTAGACGGTATAACCAAGATTACGCAGGAAATCACGACCGGCAATCCCTTGACTAGCGCATCAAATAGTGGGTTTTCTGTTTACACGGATGCTGAGGGTGTCATATCAAAGTTTCGGGTTTACAAAAAGGATAGAAAGTATCGGGCCAGCCATACATGGGTAAACAACTCCAATAATCCATATTTTGCATCCGCGTCATACAACCGGATTGCGATCATTGACGGCAATGGATCCTCTTATGACATAACCCCAAGCCCTGTTCCGTCAGGGACTGCGGAGGCGTCACAGAACACTGGTTATGGCGGCAGCACCTATGGAAGTGGAAACTACGGTGTAGAGCGAGAGGAAGACTTTACCATTGCGGAGGCAACGGTGTGGACGCTGGCAAACTGGGGTGAGGACTTACTAGCGGTATCTAACTCTGACGGTCAGATTTATGAGCTAGATATGTCTGCATGGGCTTTGGCTCCAACAACAACTCCGATGACAAAGGTTTCTGCCAACGCACTTGTCGTTGACATCGCTGACGGCACAACGGCAAACCCGACAGAAGTTCCGACTAGCAATTATGGGCTTGTTGTAACGGCAGAGCGTTTTGTTTTTGCCTTGAGGGCTGGAGGCAATCCCCGAAAGGTTCAGTGGTGCGACAGAGAAAATCTGTATGAATGGCAGCCCAGCGTGATTAATGAGGCTGGCGATATCGAGCTTCAAACATCTGGATCATTGGTGGCTGGCGTATCTGTTAGGGGCAGAACGCTGCTGCTCACAACCACGGACTGTTGGACGGCGACATATCAGGGGCCGCCCACAGTATTTGGCTTCCAAAAGATTGGTGACTCATGCGGTCTTGTTGGCAAGAATATGCTGGCATCTGTTGGCCCGAGCGCGTTTTGGATGGGCAAAAATAACTTCTTTTTTTATGACGGAACGCAGGCCAGAGTGCTTCCCTGTGAGGTGCATGATAAGGTTTTCACCGAGATAAACAGGTCTAAGGTTAGCCACGGCTGGTGCGTTGCAAACCAAAAGTTTAATGAGGTCTGGTGGTTTTATCCGGCAAATGGTGCGGATGAGTGCAATAAGTATGTCGCCTATGATTACAGGGAGAATCATTGGCTGATAGGTGATTTAACGAGGTCAACTGGCGTTGACAGCGGGCCATTCCAAGAGCCTTGGTGGGTGGCAAACAGCGCGGCTTATCGCCATGAAACCGGCTTTGGTCATGAAAGCGCGTCAGTATTTTTGGAGTCAGGGCCAATTGATTTTGCAGATGGAGACACTGTTGCTCGCGTTACAGAGGTGATCCCAGAGGAAGATACTCAGGGCGAAGTGTCCTTGAAGTTTAAGACCAAGTTCTATCCAAATGATACAGAAACCACTCACGGGCCATATAACCCCGCCAATCCAATGAGCGTTAGGTTTACCGGGCGGCAAGTGAAGCTGCGGATTGATGGCGGCGAAGGCAATAACTGGCGGTTTGGTGATTTACGGATGCGGGCTTCTGGGGGCGGTAGGCGTTGAGTAGAGAGCGACCGCCACCCTACGCACCGGACAACCCGGATCAGTGGGCAGAAGATTTATCTGACTACTTGTCAAGAGTCAGGTCAACTGTTGCTTTCAAAGATGCAGATGATAAGGCAACAAATGACGGTATCATCTTATGGGACACTGACGGCTACCCGGTTGTATCTAAAGGCAGTGAGTTTCGCCAGATTGTCCTAGCTGACGGATATGGATTTTTTTACATTAGCTCAAACGTGACGTTTACAGCGAATACGGCAACAGCATTAAGTTACACGGCAGACAGCAATAACACTGGGCTGAGTGTATCGGGGAGTGAGATTACCTTTGAGGAGGCTGGAAAATACATGGTGTCTTTTTCGGCACAAATCTCCTCATCATCATCTAGTACGGTTAATTTCGCGTTTTGGCCCCAGATCAATGGATCAAACGTGTCAAACAGCACGATGAAGAATGCTCTACATCAAAACAACGCTGCGCTGGTGGTGTCTAGGACTGCATTATTTACTGTAAATGCCGAGGACACGCTGAAGGTTATGGCGGCTGTAGATGATGCCAGCGGCAAGCTAGAGGCAATTGCTAGTTCAATAGCGAGCGAGCCAGCAGCGCCTTCTTCAACGCTGAGTATCGTAAGAATTAGCCAATAGCTAATGGTATAATGGAAGAGCTTGACGCAGAACTTGAAAGATGCAGGCCGTGGATAGAGGCGGCTTTAGATAGGGGTGGTAATACCCATGAGTTTGAAGACATCGTTTACGCGGTCAAAACGGGAGCGATGCAGTTTTGGCCTGCTGAAGATGCCTGCGCCATTACAGAGATAATTGTGTATCCAAGAAAAAGGGCTTTTCACGTTTTTCTTGCTGGCGGAAACATGGATACGATAGTTGATATGGATGAGTCGGCTGTGTATTACGCCAAGATAAATGGCTGCACAATAATGAGCATTGCCGGTCGTAAGGGGTGGCAAAGGGTTTTAAACGAAAAAGGCTACAGGCCTTATTTAACGAGTTTAGCGAAGGAAATTTAATATGGGCGGCGGCGGAAAAGGCGGAAGTCAATCCACGAAGGTAGAGATTCCAGCATGGGCTGAAAAAGCCATGCAAGAAAATCTCCGCAAGGCGTCTGCGATGGGCGAGATAGGCTATATGCCATACTATGGCCCAGATGTAGCCGCATTCACGCCAATGCAAGAGGCTGGGATGCAGGGCGCTTATGATGCTGCCGCAGCTTACGGGCTTGCGGCTCCGGGCGGAAGTGCATTAGCCGGATTCCCCGAAGCGCAGGAGTTTGCTGGGGGGCTTAGGGGATACTCTTCTGGGGATCTGTTTGAGCAGGCTAGAGCCGAGTTTGAGGCTAGAAATCCAAGGCAGGCTGCCGCGTATAATAGGTTTTTTACGCCTTACGGAACAGAAGAAACAAACCCAAACTTCCCCGCACCGGGGGAAGGCGGTAGGCCGCCGGGATATCCTCATTATCTGCCGTGGCCTCCAAACTTTGACATGGGGAGGTTTATATAATGGGCGGCTCAGTAGGCAATATGCGCGCTCCGGGATCAATTCCAGCCATGCCCCCAGAGGGTCAGCTGCCGCAAGGCCCTTATAAACTTGGGTCTATTGGCGGGAAAGGGGGCGGGGTTGTGAATCCGCCGCCAGCAGACACAACAGGTCAAGGATTTGCTGTAGCTCAAGGAACTGTTCAGCCTGCAATTATTCCAAATGAAACTGGCGGCAGGACGCCTGTGCCTACTTCACCAGCCGCTGGGCAAACCACTGGCACACCTAATATGTTTCAAGCTGCATCCCAAAGCATATATGACGCTATGGGAGGGGCAAGAGACATCATGGGTTATCAGCCTATGAATGTGTCTGCCACCCGGTATGACCCATCTAGGATTGGTGCAGATTTTAATCTTGGGTTTGAGCGCGTTTCCTCCCCCGGCATGGAGGCGGCACAAACTACGCAAGCAGACATAGAGCGATTCTATAACCCCTACACTACTGAGGTCATAGATCAATCTATGGCTGATATTGAGCGCAATCGCTTAATGCAGGCAAATCAGGCGGCTGCACAGGCACAAGCCGCTGGCGCGTTTGGTGGCTCAAGGGGCGCTCTTATGGAGGCTGAGATAGCCCGCAATGCGTTAGAGCAGCAAGCGAGGACGGGTGGTCAACTGAGGCAGCAAGGCTTCACAACGGCTGCACAGCTTGCACAGCAGGATGTTGCAAGGCGTCAACAGGCGGGTCAGCTTAACGCTCAGCAGGCGCTACAAGCCGCTCTGGCGAATCAGGCAACCGGATTTCAAGCAGGCATGGCTAATCAGCAGGCAGGCTTGCAGGCTTCACTGGCGAATCAGGCTGCGATCAATGCGGCTAGAAGCGGCTTTAGGCAGCAGGAGTTGCAAGCCAATCTCGCTAATCAGGCGGCTGGATTACAGGGCGCTGGCATGAGATTGGGCGCTGGTCAGCAACTAGCTAACCTCGGAAACCTCGGATTTACTCAGGCGCAATCTGCCTTGCAGGGTATGCAGCAGCAGGGTCTACTGCAACAGATGCTTCAGCAAAACCTTATGGACGCGGCAAAAGGACAGTATGGCGCTTATCAAGGGCAGCCCGGAACTGCTCTCGGCTATCTGGCTCAGGCTTTGGGCGTCACTCAGGCTCCGCAGTCTCAGACCACAACTAGCGATCCGGGTTTGTTTGGCTGGGCGTCTATGCTGCTTGGCTCTGACGTTAGGTTAAAGAAAAATATCCGTAGGGTTGGCAAGACCCCGGGCGGTTACAACTTGTATGCGTGGGATTGGAAGAAGCAGGCCAAGTTTGTTCTTGGAAAAACTGGCTCAGATATGGGCGTACTTGCTCAAGATGTCATGCAGACCAGACCGGATCTTGTTATTCAGTTCCCTGATGGTTACTACCGCGTGAACTATGGAGGCATATCATGACGCCAGCAATGGGACTCATGAAGCTAATAGAGATGGGCATGGAAAAGGGCGGCATCCGAGATAGCTTGGCTAAAAGGCAAGAGATGGCTGCTGGTCAAGCATTGCAGATGGCTGACCAGCCTCTTATGTCTCCGGTTGACACTGGCGGCCCTTTTTCTCAGCCAGCACCACAGATGTCCCCAGCAATGCCTGAGCTTGTTGACGCATCTCCAGACACGTTCGATCAAGTCATGAGATTGGTTGGCGCTATCGGCGGCAACAATATGCAGGGAGGCTTCCAAGGCAGGCCAGAGCTACTAGGCGGCTCTATTCCCAATATGGGTATGACCGCGCAGGATATGATGTCGCAGGGCAATGGCGGATTTAATGAGGATAACTTTGGAGCTTTGCCGGGGTTGCTAAAAATGCTTTCAACTTTTAAGTCAGTTTTTTAGAGGCAAGGCGTAACATGGCACTATTAGACGTTTTAGTAAATGCGCTGAACCCAAGGAATCAAGCAGCATCATCATTTGATTTTGTTAATGCGCCGTTTCCTAGTAGGCCACAGCCTGCTGCCCCAGCCCCACAGCCGATGCCGACTGCGGCACAATTGCAGCCGGTGACTGTTCCCTCTCGCCAATTGCAGATGGCTGATCCAGAGGTGCAGAGAATGATGGCGGCAATGAACGCGCCTGCACTGCAGTCTGTATCTGGCGGGCCAACATCTGGAAGGGGTGCGGTTCAGCAGGCTGGCCTTTTGTCTCGACTTGGCAGGGGTGCAATTGATTACTTGTCAGATCCAATTAACCGCAAGCAGTTGGCTATCGGGTTTAACGCCATGCGCCTTAACCCTGACGCCAACCTAGCACGGTCGCTGCAAGGTCAAATAGAAACTGAGCAAGGCATGAGGCTGCTTCGGACACAGGGCAACAGGACGGCTGAAGCACTAGAACGAAAAGCAGATCAGATTTCAAAAACGGATCCGCAAAGGGCGGCCCAACTACTAACCGCTGCAGAGTTTATTAGAAATAACCCAACAAATACTGAGGGCATTTCTGCCGCAGCGAATATGCTGTTTACCACATCTCAATATGCGCCAACGGTATCTGGTGTGCAAACAGACCCTAATACTGGCGAGCAATACGTTGTCATCACTGATAGAGATACTATGCAACCCAAGCGCATGACGGTTGCTGGAGCTACACAAATGACGCCTGCGGAAGAGGCGGCGCTTGCTACGCAAGAGGCCGTTAAATTGCAGGACATTAAGTTTGCCCAAGAAACTGGGCAGTCTGTAATGGGGCGAGCGGAGCAATTAAACGAGTCTATCCAAAAGTATTATTTGGCCCTTGATGCTTTGGATGAGGGTGCAGATTCTGGGGTATTCATGAATATGCTGCCCGCTCTTAATGCTGCAACCGCGCAGCTTCGATCTGTAGCTAATCAGCTAGGCATTGACGTTGTGAATTCTGCAACATTTGGCGCGCTAAGTGAGTCGGAGCTAAGGTTGGCACTATCTACCCAGCTTGATCTTAATTTGCCAGAGCCGGAGCTACGGAAACAGCTTGAGGCGCAAATTAGGGCAAAGGATAAGTTGCGGGCAGAGCTAATTAAAATGGCTCAGGGACTGACTAGCGGTGTTGGCTATTCTGACTACATCAAGAATTACCAATTTGTCCCAATGGCTCCGCCAGCGGGGGTGGCGCTTGACGATTGGAGACGGGCCAGCGCATCCCAGAAACGAGAGTTAATTAGCGCGGCGCAACAATAATGGCTAGATCAGTAGAAGAGATTATTGCAGAGATTCGGGCTGGGTCGCAGGCTGCTACCGCCCCCGTTGAATCTCAAAGATTTCGCACTGCACTGCAAGGAGCAACATACAATTTTGCAGATGAGATAGAGGCGGCTGTCCGTAGCGTCCTCCCAGAGTCTTTGGGTGGCGGCGAGTATGAGCAAATCCGTAACGAGTTGCGCCAGAAACTTTCTGCGTATAAAAAAGCCAACCCGGGCGAGGCTCTTAGTTATGAGCTTGCTGGCGCATTGGTTCCTGCGATCGGGATGATGGCTGTACCCGGTGGTCAGGCATTAGGCGGCGCAAGATTGGCTGCTGTCGCTGGGGCTGAGGGGCTTGGGTCTTACTTGGGAGAGGTTGAAGAACTTTCTGATGTAACGCCGAGTGGCGCAGCCCTTGCAACCGGAATTAGCGCCGTAGGTGGCCCATTAGCGCAAAAAACTTTATCTGCCGCTGGCGCTGGTGGCAGTCAGCTAATTAAGTATATTAGGGGAAAGTTTGGGGACGCACCAGCCACTGCGGCACAGGCAGAGTTAAGGAGACTCGCTGCGGCGACAGGGCAGACCGTTGATGAGGTTGTGCAAGATGTCATGGAAGGTAAGATCATGGCAGAAAACCGCACCCTGCAGGCTTCTGTCAGGGCGCTACGCAGCCAAGGCGGCGAGGCTGCCAAGCTAATCACAGAGCAATTACCTTTACGTCAGGCATCAACTAGGGCCGCTGCGATGGAGGGGATGCAAGAAGGATTAGCGCCCGGCACATCTGGTAACATTATTGCCGCTATGAAGGCGACGGATAGCGAGTTAGGCAAGTTAGAGAGAGATGCTTATAAAGCCGTCTTTGGCGGTGTGCCAACCGTAAGCACTCAGATAGCTAGAGAAATCGAGTCAATACTTGGTCGCTTCCCAGATGCTAGAAGGGCTTTAACAAGCATTTATAACAAGCGAAACACAGTGCCGCTTTGGAATGACGAGCGCAACATATTGCGTAGAGTGCCTAACCTAGAAGACGCAGAGATTGTTCGCAGGCTACTAGATGATGAGGCGTCAGTGCTTTTCCGTGGCGGCTCTGGTACGGAAGGTCAGGCGACGGCTGATGTGGCTAAGGCTTTGAGAGACGCGCTTGATAACGCTTATCCGGGTTTACGCTCAGTAAGGGCTGACGCAGCAACGCGTAGAATAATACGAGATCAGTTTGATGCAGGCCGTAAGGCTCTTGGCATGAATGTTGATGAATTAGAAGTTGCATTTGGTCAGGTTAAGGGTATGGGCGATGCAGCAGTACGCTCTTTTAGGGCTGGCGTTATGGACGGCATTAGAAATCGCGCCAGACGTTCTCCAGCACTTATGGGCAGGCTTGCTGATCCTGATCGCCAAGAAGGTGCTGCATTGCGGATTGTGTTTCCAGAAGAAAGCGCAGAGCAAATACAACGCCGTTTAGATGTGGCTGCGGGATCTCAGGAGCTTTACAACAAGGTTATGTTTAACTCAATGACGGCTCCAGAGCAGGCTGCAAAATCACTAATGGGGACGGGTGGCACAAGCCTTTTTGAGATGCGGCAGATGATGCAGATGGATCCAGCGGCATTAATCTCAGGGGTTGGTAAACTGATAGCCAGTGCGATGCCTCAGCTTTCCGAAAAAGACAGGCTTGACGTCGCTAGGGTTTTAATGTCCGAAGACCCTGACTTGGTTAGGAGGGCGCTTATTGATAATAGCCAGCTTGACGCCGTTCTAAACAAAGTACAACAAATTGTAAACGCAGCGGGTGCGGGCGCAAGAACGGGCGTTAGTCAGCAGACAGGCGGATTACTGGCAGAAGGTAACTATTAATGCTCAAGCCGATGACAGATCAAGAAATCGAATCAATCGCCAGAGAGGCGGTTATGGATTCGGTTGACTTTGTGGAATCTGAGATTGCTGAAGATCGAATAAAGGCGCAGCGATACTTTGACGGCGAGGTAGATATCGGCGAGGAAGAGGGCCGGTCTAAGGTGGTCGCCACTAAAGTGCGTGACACTATCCGGGCTATAAAGCCGTCTCTTATGCGCGTGTTTCTGTCTACGGACAAGCCCGTGGAGTATGTGCCAAGGGGGCCAGAAGACGTACAGGCTGCAGAGCAAGCCACCGAATATATGCACTACGTCTTCAATGAGCATAATGGCTACCGCGTTCTGAATGACGCATTCCACGATGCGCTGGTTAAAAAGTCAGGGATAGTTAAGGTCTATTGGGACAACTACCAAGAGCAAGAGACATACGACTTTGAAAACCTTAACGAGATGGAGTACCGAGTCATCACGATGGATGATGACGTTGAGGTAATTGAGTCCACAAAGCGCGTAGAGATGACCATTGATGAGATGGGCATGGAGATAGAGTCACCGTACTACGACCTCAAGATTGCGCGTTATAAAGATGTTGGCAAGATTTGCATTGAGTCGGTTCCCCCAGAAGAGTTCTTTGTTGATCGTAACGCCAGAAGCATAGATGAGGCGTATGCCGTCAGCCACCGCACAGAGATGCGTATTGGCGACTTAATCTCTATGGGGTATGACTATGAGGACGTTAAGGATCTGACCGGGCTTCAGCACTCAGACACATTCTCAGAGGTTGAGGAGTTTGAGCGTAGGGGCTACGAAGAGGACTACTCTGACGAGGACATTCAAGACCCATCAATGCGTCTTGTAGCCGTCACTGAGGTCTACATGAAGATAGACGTTACCGGAAGCGGCATACCCACGCTTCAGAAGGTGACCCTTGGCGGGGCTGCTTACAAGCTGCTGGATTACATGGCTTGCTCGCACATCCCGTTCGCTGTATTTGAAGTGGATCCAGAGCCTCATACGTTTTACGGGCGCTCTGTTGCTGATCTGATTATCAACGATCAAGACGCATCTACTGCAATGCTGCGTGGCGTCTTGGACAATGTTGCGCTGACGAATAGCCCTCGCATTGAGATCCTTGATGGCGCTGTCAACATAGATGACCTACTAAACAATGAAATTGGCGGGATCATTCGGGTTAAACAGCCCGGGGCGATACAGCCTCAAGCGGTTCCTTTTGTTGCGGGCCAGACACTTACCGCCCTTCAGTATCTCGACATGGAGATTGAGAACAAGACGGGTGTTACCAAGGCGTCTACCGGGCTATCACCTGACGCACTACAAAACGCAACCGCAGCCGCAGTTAATGCCACCGTTCAAGCGCAGGCCGGACAGATTGAGGTTATGGCGCGCAATCTTGCTGAAGGCGGTATGCGTAAGATGTTCACCCTAATGCTGAAGGTCATGCACGAAAATGTAGACGAACAGCAGATGATGCGTGTCGCTGGCGCTGAGTACGTTCCGGTAGATCCCAGATCGTGGAATGTCACGATGGATGTCACGGTTAATGTTGGCTTGGGAACTGGTAGAGAAGAACAAAAGCTGGCGGCGCTGATGCAGGCATTCCAAGTGCAATCACAGATCATGCAGGCATACGGGCCGGGTAACGGCATTGTCTCTCTGACTCAGATCCGCAATACCCTTGCAGATATTCTTGCGTTGAATGGCATCAGAAACAGTACGCGCTACTTCAACCCGATGAATCCGCAGATTGAGCAGCAGATGATGATGCAGCAACAGCAGGCCGCTCAACAACAAGGCCAGCAGGCTGACCCACAAGCGCAGGCGTACTTGCAGGCGGAGCAGGTGAAGGCGCAGGCCAAGGCTCAGACAGACATGGCTAAGATGCAGGCGCAGATGCAGAAGGATCAGTTTAAGCTGCAGCTTGATGCACAGAAGGCTGCTGCAGATGATGACCGCGCGCGTGATAAAATGGATCAGGATTTGCTGATTAGTGCTGCAGAGATTTTGGGCAAGTACGGCACTGCCGTAGATGTTGAGCGTATTAAGCAGATGCAGGCTGTGCCTAGATGAGCATAAAGGATCGTGCGACTGCTGTTAGGCGGTTGCAGCGCGATGACGGGTTTAATGGCCTAATCGCAGACATTAAAAAAGATCAGGGCGATATCTTTTTTAACCCGCACTCTTCATTTGAAGACCGGGAAGACGCGCACCAGATTATTAGGGCGCTTATGAAGATCGAAGATCGTATGGCCCAAATCCTACAGGATGAGGCGATCTACGATAAAAAACGCAAATGAGGACTCAGTACCGTGGATACGACTGAACTTGATAGCTTTGAAAGCGCCGTAGAAGGTTTACTAGCCCCGCAACCAGAAGCCCAAGAGGCGGAGGACGAGGCAGTTGAAGAGGACGAGGCCGAAGTAGAGGCTGAGTTTGAAGAAGTGGAGTCAGATGATGACTCCGAAGAAGAGGACGAATACGAAGACACTGATGAAGCGGAGGCTTCGGCCCCTGAGCTATACACCGTCAAGGTTGACGGCAAGGAAGAGCAGGTAAGCCTAGATGATCTCAAGCGAGGATACAGTGGTCAAAAGTATGTCCAGAAGGGTATGCAAGAAGCCGCCGCCATGCGTAAGCAGGTGGAGGAGGTGTACGCAAACCTTTTAAGTGAGCGCCAGCAGATTAGCAACCTGTTGCAACACGCACAGAGCGGTCTGCCACAAGCACCACAGGCTCCATCAAAAGAGCAGTTTAATAGCGACCCCATAGGATATATGGAAGCAAAGCTGCAGTACGATGAGGCTAAGGCGGAATATGACGGGCAAATCCAACAGCTACAGCAAGTGGCTCAACAACAAGGACAAGCCCAACAGGCCGCACAGCGCGCTTATTTAGAGCGTGAGATGGAAGCGTTAAAAACTTTAGTACCAGAGTTTGCCGAGCCGGACACAGCCGCTCAAGCCCGAGACCGTCTTGTGACGATGGGCCAAGAGTTTTACGGCTACGATCCGAATGAAATTGGTGCGGTGATGGATCATCGTGCAATCAGAGTATTGCATGACGCCATCAAGTACCAAGAGCTAATGCAAGGCAAGCAGAAGGCCGTTACCAAGGCGAAGCCAAAGGCGACTCGCACGGTTAAGGCCGGCGCTAAGAAAACGCGATCCAACGCAGACGCCGAGCGACAAACTCGACAAAAACTGAAGAAGAGCGGAAGCATTGATGACGCTCTATCACTAATCCTTAAATGAGGTAATTAATCATGGCACAGCCATCCAACACTTTTGACAGCTATGATGCTGTCGGCATCAGGGAAGACCTTTCCGATGTCATCCATGACGTATCCCCCGAAGATACGCCGTTTTACTCAGCCTGCGCTAAGGGTAAGGCTCGCAACACATACCATGAGTGGCAAACAGACGCACTGCGCTCATCAGCAGCCAACGCGCACATTGAAGGTGACGCAACTACTGCTGAAGCTCGCACTGCTACTAGCCGCTTGGGCAACTACACGCAAATCTTCAAGAATGCGGTAATCATCCCCGGCACTGATGAGGGTCTTGATAAGGCCGGGCGTGCTAAGGAAATGGCTTACCAAACTCTGAAGATTGCAAAAGAGCAGAAGCTGGACATTGAGAAGGCTTTGTTTGCTAACAACGCTCGCGTTGCTGGTAATAGCTCTACTGCCCGTGAGCTTGCTGGCCTTCCTTCATGGATCGTCACCAACATCGACGAGGCTGGTGACGCTACTGCGGCCACTGGTGACGGCACTGACGCCCGCACTGACGGTACTGCTGCGGCTTTCTCTCAGACCCGTTTTGACGGTGTAATGCAGTCAATCTGGGAGTCTGGCGGCAAGCCCGACACGGTGTACCTGACTGCGGCTCAGATGAATGTTGCCCTTGGCTTTGCCGGTAACAACAATCAGCGCAGCAACATCACCGCTGAAGCTGAAAAGGTCATCAAGCACATGAGCGTATACGTTACGCCTTGGGGTACGGTTAAGTTTGTACCTTCCCGGGAGCAGCGTGGCTCTGATGTCTTTATTGTTCAAGACGATATGTTTGCGGTTGGCGTACTGCGTCCGACCAAGAACGAAGCCTTGGCGAAAGACGGCGACTACGAGAAGCGTCAAGTTCTGACTGAGCTTACTTTGGTCAGCAAGAACGAGAAGGCTTCTGGTGCGGTTTACGACTGCAGCTAATCCTGATGGGGGCTTCGGCCCCCTTTTTCCATTGGAGGTAGCGTGAAGAAAAAAGAAACGTTCGTTGATCTTGATGGATCAAAGTTCGGCATACTTACGGAGTATGACAACACCCCATACTTGGAGCGAAATCAACAGTTGCGGTCTGCTGGTGTTGGTAAAGACGATGTGCTGTCTGATTCATGGTACGTCGGAGATATTCCCATGCACGTTCTCGCCCAGTGGATGAAGGAAGAACGAGTGTCATGGGAAGACCATGATGGGATGAAGAATCTGATTATCAAAAAGTTGAATGATCCAGACTTTAAAAAACTAAGGATTGTGGAGGGCAGGATATGAAAGTGGGATTTTCTTTGGCGTTGGTTGCGGTTCTAAGCGGTTGCGCCTCAAGCACCAGCCAATATTACGAAGCGGTACAGGCCGCAGCGCAGGCTAATGCAGCCGCATCTCAGGCAAAATATGACGCACTTGCTGCCATTGCATCCTCTGGTGACGGACAAGCTGCCAGCGCCGCTGTGATGGCTCTTGCGCTAACTCAGACGCCAACTATCACTCCGGTTCCACAACAGTCTCAGGCGTTACAGTGGGCATCTATTTTGGCGACCCCGGTTACTAGCTTGGGAATGATGTGGATGCAGGCAGACTCAGCAAAGACGATGGCTAAGTACAGCGCAGACGTTGATCTGGCCCGCATTTCTGCGGATGCCACCACCCAGCAGTCGCTATATGGGTCGTTCGTTAGCATGGGTGAGGTCGCAGGCAACATTGACTATACGCCATTCGTTAATGGCATGGTTGATCTTGGAACTGCTGGCATTAATGGCGCGGTAAATCTAGGCACTGCTGGTTTTGATTCCAACGTGGCCCTCGGCACGGCTGGGATTAACGGGGCTGTCACCTTGGGTACTGCTGGGTTTGACTCTAATGTAGCCCTCGGCACGGCTGGAATTGATGGCGCTGTAAATCTAGGAAATGCCGGAATTGATGGCGCTGTAAATCTAGGAAATGCCGGAATTGATGGCGCTGTAAATCTGGGCAACGCGGGTATTACTGGGATAACCAATGTAAGCACAACGGCATTCGGCACTTTGCTTTCGCTTGATGCTGGCAATAACGCGCTGATGGATGGCGTTTGGTCAGACTACACCACGGCGATCGCTGAGATCATGAAAAATGTCCCACAGTTGAAGTGTACGGTTGTCAATAATGCTGACGGCACTTCATCAGTAAACTGCACTCCATAACGGAAGAGCGTAATGAACCGTGAATCACTCAAAGACGAAGTTAATCGAGTCATTGCTGGTGTTAGGAGTGATATCCGCACTGCTGTTACCCGTGTTGATGGTTTTCTCTATACCGTTCGAGTAGATGTTAGAATACGTTACAAGAAGGCAAAGAAAGCCGTCAAAGAGATGTGGTATGAGGTATGGAGATAATGGATCAGGCGTTAATTAATACGATTATTTCCATCGCCGCAGGGGCGTATGCGCTATTGTTGAAAGGGATGTGGGACGCCGTGAAGCATTTAGATGAGCAAGTTGGAAAACTGGAAGTCTCTGTGGCTGGTGAATATCTCAAGCGGGAAGAATGGAAATCTGATATGCAGAGGCTTTTCGACAAGCTGGATGCGATTGAGGAAAAGCTAGACCGCAAGGCAGATAAGTGAAGGCGATATTTTTTAGCTTACTGTTGCTGACTTCCTGCACAGTAGTAACAAGCAACGATCCAGAATGGCAGTGGCCCCATGATTGACCTTCTAATTGGCCCCGTATCAGCCCTGCTGGATAAATTCATACCTGACGCTGATGAGCGTAATAGGCTTGCCCATGAAATCGCCACAATGTCTGAGCGACACGCGCATGAAATCTCAAAAGCGCAATTGGCGGTTAACCAAACAGAAGCCGCGCATAAGAGTTTATTTGTCGCAGGCTGGCGACCGGCTGTTGGCTGGGTTTGCGTTATGGGGATGGCTTGCAACTTTCTCGTTGCTCCTATCGGTAATCTTATTCTTCGCCTTAATGGATCTGATATTGAAGTGCCGCTAGTTGATCTTCAAACCATGATGCCTGTCCTCATGGGAATGCTCGGGCTTGGCGCAATGCGTACATACGAAAAGTCCAAAGGGGTGCAGAGAGAAAAATGACCTACTTTTCTGACGATGAATTGCGCTGCCAGTGTGGCTGCGGTCAGTTGAAGTTTTCCGATGATGTGCGCGACAAGCTGGATGTGTTGCGCGAACTGATGGGTATTCCTCTGCCGGTGACATCTGGATATAGATGCCCTGACCATCCTATTGAGGCTCGCAAAGAGTCTGGCCCGGGGGCGCACTCTACCGGGCTTGCTGTTGATATTGGGGTGCAGGGCAAAGACGCCCACAGGCTTATTGCCCTCGCTATGATGCACGACTGCCCAAGGATTGGTATTAATCAAAAGGGCAGCGGCAGGTTCATCCACCTTGATTGGGACTACACAAAACCCAACCCCACCATCTGGTCATACTAACCGTAGCTTTTTGCTACACATAACGCACACAAAGCTGTACACATCCACAAAACTGTGTATACTGACCTCTGTTGTTCATCACTACGGAGGTTGTTATGAACCCATTACCAGAAAGCAGTCACGATGCCGCCAAGGCAAAACTCAACGGAGCGAGGCAGTTAGTCGCTGAGATCGTTGACATCATTCAGGAATCAATTGAGCGAGATTCCGACTTTCAAAGAACCATAGACCGCGAGCGATCCCCGCAGCAGTGGCAGTATTTCGATGGCTTTTTAAGTGCCAGACGGCTGGATCTCGACCATGTTCAAAGTCTGCGTAACTTTCTTCGGGAGGAGTTGTCATGATTGCGATATGGATTGATTACGAGCCTGTTTCTGAGTATCAGCAGATTGTAGACGGCGCTCGCATCATTGACGTTGAAGAGCGTGGGTGCTGGGTGATGGCTGACCCTTCAGACATTGACGCTCAATATGACATCAATGGTGGTTGCTACATGGACGAGGCGTGGGGCCAGCGCATTTTGGTGGAAGAGGTTGAGTACACCGTCCACAAATGCACTTGGTTCAGCCACAAAATTCTGAACGCTGATGATGTTGTCGAGACGCTGGAGGAGATGTATGCCTGAGCTAGATCGGGAGTTGCAGGAGTATGTTGATTCATACTACAGGAACAGGCCGTTATTCGATGTGAGCGATTTTGTGCAGGGCTGGCATGACTGCAAGGAGGGAGAGCCAGCGACGGTAGAGAGCAGGGCGTATGTCGCCGGGTACGGTGCGCGCTATTGGTTTGAGCAAGAGCAAGATCGGAGGACGATGGTATGACAGATGGAGTGGTAAAGATTCACGGTCGGGAGTACAAGACCGTTGCGTTAAGGGTGGCGGAGTTCAAGGAGCAACATCCAGAGTGGTCTATTGTGACCGAGCTTGTATCCGCTGACGATGAGACTGTTGTTATGAAGGCGCTGGTGCTAGATGACTGCCAGCGAGTGAGAGGGACAGGCTATGCAGAGGAGAAAAGGTCGGCATCTAAGATCAACAAGACAAGTGCTATGGAAAACGCGGAAACGTCAGCAATTGGCAGAAGCCTCGCTGCGTGTGGTTTCGCGGGGACAGAGTTTGCTAGTGCAGATGAAGTCGCCAACGCCATTGCACAGCAGAACATCGACGAGCAGGTGAATGCTCAGATGGAACGCCTCTTGGCGCATAATAATGCCGTGAGGGAAAACTGGGACACTGTGTCCTACATGAAGTCTGCGTTTTTGGAAAAGGATGCGCTTGCATTCGCAGAGGCGTGGCTTGAGATTGAGAGCGATCAGGTTAAGGAGGCGCTGTATCTCGCTCCAAGCAAGGGTGGTGTTTTTACCACCGAAGAGAGAGCGTACCTACGCTCAGATGAAGTTAATTTAGCTAGAAAGGAAATAGTAAATGGATGAGTTAATCGGGGGGTTGTACCCTAAGAAGCGTGATGGTCAGCCTGACTTTGTTATCGGCAAGCTGTCAATCAACGTAGCGCAATTCCGAGAGTGGATGGCTGAGTATTTGAAAGCCAACCAAGGTTCTGAGTGGATCAACATTGATATGTTGGTCAGCAAGGCCGGAAAAGGCTATGCGAAATTAGACACATGGGAGCCTGATAAAAAGCAGGAGCCTGAGTCTTCCGAAGATATCCCGTTTTGAGGTGAAAAGCATGGATGTAGGTAAACGCATCCGGGAACTGCAAGATCAGCGCGGGGTTTCTACCCGCGCACTTGCCCGGATTATGGAGGCGCACCCGAATCAGGTTGTGCGCTGGAGGAATGCAAAGACCGTCAAGGTCAGCGTTGTGGAGGATTTTTGTGCAGCCCTAGAGGTAGAGTTGCCGGATTTCTTTAATGACCATGAGCCGCTATAGGAGGGGGCTATGTCAGCAAGAGATATTCTGGAGCGAGTCCAGAAGTATCGAAAGTCAAAGGAGGGTAGCTGGCTTGCAACTTGTCCAGCACATAATGATCTAAGCCCATCACTTTATATAACCGAGAAAGATGACGGCAGGGTGTTGATCCATTGCTACGCTGGCTGCGGCGCATTGGACGTTCTGGCGTCTCTGGGGCTTGATTGGGATACCCTGTACCCTGACACTACCCAGCACTTTAAATCGCCCAGAAGGCCGTCTGCGGAGTCTCTGGAGGACTTTGTGGTTGAGCTTGCAGAACACGCCAAAAAAACCGGACAATCGCTGTCCCGGGAAGATAAGGCGCGGTACGCCTTAGCACTAAAGCGCGGCGGCAAGCCAAACCAGTTTGTGGACAAAGTATTTAAGGGGCGACAGGTGAAGTGGGTAAAGCACGATACTGATGCACATAGGGACGCAAAGCTGCGGAAGCTGATGCTGGACTATGGCATGGAGGGATATGGGCTGTACTGGTACTGCATTGAGCTAATAGCTGGTGACGTTAGCGCAGACAAGTACACCTTTGAGCTAGAGCATGACGCGCAGATAATCAGTCATGACACCGGGATCTCAATCACCAAGGTAAACGAGATCATGGCGAGGATGGTTGACTTACAACTCTTCGAAAGTGACTTGGGTGTAATTACATGCCTTAAAATTGCCAAAAGGCTAGACTCATCAATGACAAGCAACCCTGATATGCGTAAGCTAATCAGTAGGTTGCGGGACTTTGGTGAAGAAGACTCTACCAAAAGTCATGACCCTATCATGATGGAGTCATGCAAGAATAGATTAGATAAGAATAGAATAGAAAAGAAAGGAGCCAAATCTAGTCGATTTGTCCCGCCGTCAGTGGAGGAGGTTGAAGAGAAATGCAAGGCTAATGGATACCTGTTTGTAGACCCAGAGAGGTTCGTTAATTTCTATGCGTCGAAGGATTGGTATGTCGGGAAGAACAAGATGGTCAGTTGGCCTCATGCTCTAGGCAACTGGAATGCCAGCGAGAAGAAGCGTCAACGAGGCAAAGCAAATTCGGAGTACATGGTATGAATAGAATCCCCCGGAGGGAGGTTGAGGACTTTACGGACAAGGACTTGCAAGAGATTTACGCGCAGGTCGAGGAGCTTGACGTTGTTGGCATTGACGCATTTAAGGATGATTTCCTTGATAGCATTAGCATCAAGACAGAATCTTATGGTACGCCATTACCTTGGCCCAACACTGACGATAAATTGCGACTCCGCGATGGCGAGGTTTCCGTTTGGGCTGGCATCAATGGGCATAAGAAGACAACGCTACTCAGCCAGATCCTAGTCCACGCGGCGCAACACCACCCGGTAGGTTTGGCATCGTTTGAGATGCGCCTACAA